AAACATCAGTGGCATTCCAATCATAGATAGGGTACGCGATAGAGTCTGTACTACTTAAGTAGCATTCATTCTTTTTGCGTGTCATGATCGTGTAGCGAGCCATAGACTCCTGTGCGCGTATCCCTACCAATGATATAGCTGTTAATCCTTTTTTGACGTAGTTGTCTCGATGCAGGTCTACCATGTCCCCAAAGTGTAGGCAGTGCTTTACAGCGTTTGCTCTAAAAGGCAGCCCGTCAGGGTGTACATAGTTAGGGTCAGTCTCCCACACAAAACCCTCTAATTCGGTTATAGCCCATTCGGGAATGTCTCTAACCCACAAGTCCTTTTCTTCGGGGTGGAATGCATACCATTCAGGTGCGTACATGCTAGCCGCATTTCTTAAGGCAAAAGGAAGCGCATACCACTTCATGTCTACCTCGGGCATGTCATTTATTTCCTCGAGCAGTTTAATGGTCCCTAGACCTTCCGCTTCGTGGTCTATATAAACACACTCCACAGGGAGCCTACCCATTTCTCTAGCTACCTCAATAGTGACGTATAGCATAGCTGTACTATCCTTACCTCCCGAGAAGTTCACGATCACTTTATCGTAGCTGTCGAACAGATACCTTAGTCTACGCTTTGCGCCTTCAACGCAGTCATAGTCTAGGTAGTTCTTTTTCATTATGGTGTCTCCCATGGTTTCTTATTTAGTACGTATTGAATCGATTTGATTAGCGCTGACCCCGTCAACTATAGTGCGGTTAATCATAGGGTGATCTACGTCTGTGGCCCCAAAGTCGCTATCAGGGTGGAAGGCTATGACGTCCATTGCCTTGTCAAAGGTGCGGAACTTATGCGTACCTGTAGGGTGCATATGCCCATCTAGACCCGTATCGTAAGAGGAGCCGTCCCATTCCTTTATAACGAATATCATGCCCTCTGTCAATGGCAGGTTCCCGAATGGTGTAACACATTCCCCGTGACCTTTGGCTACTATCCCTATGCGGTGGCTAGGGTGTGTGTGAGGCGTTTGGTCAATATCGCTCGGGAAGTGCAAATGGTTAAGACACGGGTCCCCTAGCTTTACAGGTGGTATCAAGAGGCTGTCTGTACAGCCGTCTATGTACTTCAACCTGCCCTCATCTTCTATAGGCCCTCCAAACGTGCTTACGGCCTTGTATTTGGTCTCGGGGTACTTACCTGCATTATGATATACTTCTATTACTACAGCGCTTCCTAGTACGTATGGGTTGAATGCCCAATCTCCTGACACACTTGCGTACATGTGCTCACTTAGGACTACAGAGTTTCCTGAGTTGAAACGATCTAACATGACTTCGCCTTCATAGCAATAGAGGTAGTAACTGCATGACATGTTTATACGGCCTATTCCCCTGCCATTGATTACGTTGTAGTAGGCTAAAGGATAGTCTTTGTGATTTGATTGGTCAAAGATTATCCCTGCCTCTGCTTGGTCAAAACTTATGAAGCTGCTGTTTTCTCTCATTGTCTTGCGTTAAAGTCGTGAATAATTATCATGAACGCTTCCGCTAGCGTTACGTTTTCCTCTTTGCGAATCTTAGCCAATGTCTCTACTACTAACTGCTTAGACTCCTCTCTTAGGATAATCTCATAGCGTACATAGCCGTCATCGGTTATCTTGGGTTTCTCGGGTGCAGGCTGTAACTCGTCCGCAGGTTCGGTCTCCTCGTCCATATCTAGAAAGTCTGTGCTTGCTCCAAAGTTGTAAGGCTCAAAGCCCCAATCAATTAGAGCGTCTTGCTGCCATTCGTCTGCGAGTAGGTCCCAATCCCATTCGCCATAGCTTTGATTATCCTTAATAATGAACTGCTTGCGCTGTTCTTCGCTTAAGTCCGTAGCTATGATTACAGGCACTTTGTTTAGACCTGCCTCCTGTGCCGCCCTCATTCGCATGTTACCTCCTAGGACCACGTTGTTATCGTCTATTACGATAGGTCTTAGTTCGAGCATCTCAGGGAAATCTTTAATACTTGCAACTAGCTTTTTGAACTTGTGCTCTTTTATTAGGCGTGGGTTCTTGTCGTTAGGAACTAGGTCTTTTACGTTTACTTTTTTCATTTGCGTTTGTTCATGGCGCGTTCATGCACCTGTTTTAAATATGGTTTCTGCTCGGGCACGTCACCTAGCTGATCGTGGTGGTGTCTACATAGCGCCATTAGATTGTCTATTACGTCAGCGTTTGGGTTTCCCCCCATACCCCTGCGCTCTATGTGGTGTATATCTACCGCCTTGCTTCCGCATATCTCGCAGGGAATAAAATCGGAGATGTCGTAATGCATCTCCTGTAGGTATATCTTCGTGTGCTTTCTCAAAACTCCTCTAAGTCTACACGTTGGGCATTCATTACCATAGTACGAATGATCGCTGCATCAGGTATAGACCATATTGTGTTTCCGCAGTTAAGTATCTGCTCATCAATGACCCTTTCAATGTACTTTTTGAGTTCATTGTAGACTTGGTCTTCATCGAGGTCACGCGTTTTCTCCAAAACATCATAAAGTGTCTCCATCAATTTTATTCTTAAAGTGGGTTATTAGACGTTCCATTTGGTATTCGTAATACCTCGTGAAGTCATTGAAACTTTGTGGGTCTGTTTCGTAGACGCGGTACAGGACACTGCGTAGTCTTTGACTAGGTGTCTTGCCATTGTACTCTGTTTGGTCAGCCTGTATCTTATCGAGCAAGTCTTTTTCAGCGCTGTTAAACATTTCCTCTTTTATCATTACGTAGGCCGCCGATTGATGCATGCTAAACAACTGACCTGCCTCTGCAGGCGTAAGTTCTTGTGTCCCTAGTGTGATTTTTAAGGTGCGGTCTGCTCGGGTGCCTATCCCTTCGATTATAACGGGTAGAAAAATTACGTCACTCATTGCTTGTTCTTGTATTGTGCTATACAGACTGCATAGCGTTGATCTAAATTAGGGTATTCTCGTGCTATTGTGGGGTCAATCATGCAGCGTTGCACGTATTGCTTCCTGTTTTCGCTTGGTCTTGGTTTAGGTAGTGGCATGATCTGCTTTATATGCTTGGTATAATTCTTCGATATCGTTTATCATGCGCTTCCATTCACTCGGGCTGCATGTGCAGGGCTTCTGCAATTTGTGCTTAAAGATGTCTGCATGGTATCTCGCTATAAAATCCATGTCTGCATGCGTCAATCGTTTCTTTTTAGCTAGGCTTTCAGGCCAATTGTCTGCTTGCTGTGCCGTCATGCACTCCACATCGCGGTATCTAAAGCGCTCATTTAGCCATTGCTTGCGCTTCTCGCAGCCACAATCTACGCCTAGGGCATCGGATACCTTCTCTACCACTTTCTTTATTCCTGTGGCCTCAGTTACCTTTTCAATCGTATCCCCTAAACCTTGACTTTTTGGACGGCTTACACGCTTTCTCGTTCGTTTTTCCGTGGGTTTCTTTGACTTCTTCTCCATGCTTGTCTCTTATTATTTGCTTTACGTTCTGTAGTGTGTTGTTTATACTTGTTCTAGATATGCCTGTCTTTTCTGCTAGCTTCCTAATGCTCTTGCCGCTCTTAATGTATATCATGAACAATTCACGATCATACCAATGCAGTGATTTAAGCGTTCCGTATATGCGCTCAAACATCGCGTGAAACCTTTGCTCGTCAATATCATTGTTATCGTCTTGTTTGTCATGTAGATTAATTACTAATGTCTGCTCTGTCTTTTTACGTCTTAAGGAGACTACAGCGTTATTCAATATGCTAAACATGTAGACCATATTTATCTCGCCTTCGTAAGTGATGCTGCAGAGGTTGCCCTCGTCTCCCTGTTTCTCGCATAACTTCAAGTACATATCCTGCACAAGGTCTTTAGCCTCCTCTTGAGTCGCACCACAATACACGGCTATCCTTAGCCATTCTTGGTGCCTCTTAGATATGTCATCGATTGTTATGCACACGTTTTTAGTTTTTCGAAAATACTAAAAATCTCTTAAATCTCCAACCATATCCAAACGCTCTGTAAATGGTTTATC